AAATCCAGACTTGGTAATTAAAAAGAACGGTGAAATAATTTAATCATGGCATACGTAACATCAGAACTCAAAGAAAAAGCTATTGAAGCGATAAAGAAAAGCAATTTAATCTTTGTCGAAGATGTGTGTGCTTATATCGGAATTAACAAAACAACTTACTATGAACATTTCCCGATTGATTCCAACGATAACAACGAGTTAAAGGATTTGATTGAGAAAAACAAAATCAAATTAAAGGTTGATATTCGCAAAATGTGGTATGAGCGCAAATCAGATACTGGACTTATGGCATTGTATAAACTTTGCTCAACTGCAGAAGAACATAAGAAACTACAACAGAACTACACGGACATAACCAGCAAGGACGAGGCGATAACAGAAGGAACATTTATGCTACTACCAGATGGAACTAAAATCAAAGTGTAATGTTGATTTAACAAGAAACAAAAAACAGGCTGATTTTTTTATAAAAGCAATGTCAGCATCTCAAGGAATTAACCTGTTTAAATTTCTATTTTATGGGGGGGGGATTCGTGGTGGCAAAACATTTGTTGTATTAGTGATATTATCAAGGCTTTGTGAAATATTTCCCAATTCTAGGTGGTGTATCGTTCGCAAAGATATGCCATCAATTGTAAGTACAACAGTGCCATCATTTGAAAAAATTATATCTGGGTCTGATAAATGGAAATGGTATAGAGATAAATCAGATTATCATGCAACACATATTAACGGGTCAAAGATATTTTTTAGAGGTGAAAATATATCAATTGATCCTTTTTTAAATAAGTTTCTAGGTCTTGAAGTAAATGGGTTTTTCCTTGAGCAAATGGAGGAGCTTTCAGAAAAAATGTTAGAAAAAGCCATTGAGCGAAATGGTTCATGGTATATTGATAATATGCCTAGAGGTTTAATTTTTGGAACATTTAACCCTTGCCAAAATTGGGTTAAGAAACGGTTTTATGAACCATTTATAAATGGGACACTACCAGAAAATATATTGTTTATGGAGGCATTGCCGAGCGATAATCCATTTGTTACTCAAGACCAGTATGAAGGTTGGGGAATGATGGCAGAAAGGTATCAAAAGCAATTTATTGGAGGTTCATGGGATAATTTTGATTTAGAGGATGGGCGATGGTTATTTGCATTTCATAGAAGTAAGCATGTAGGTAAAACAGAATGGAATCAAAATGAATACACATACTTAACATTTGACTTTAACCGCAACCCGATGACGTGTGGAGTTTGGCAATTCTATGATGACCACATTTACGGAATACGTTCTATTAAGTTTATGGATTCAACCGTATATAGAATGTGTAATGAAATTTTAGATTTATACCCGAATGCCTTTTTTATCGTTAATGGTGATGCTAGTGGTTCAAATTTAACAACTGTTAATTTGCTTGATAACTATAAAATCATTAAGAACATGCTTAACTTAGCTAAAGGACAAATGCAGTATTCAGCATCAAACCCTAAACTAAAAGATAGCCGTGTAATGTGTAATTCTATTTTTGAAATAATGAATATCACAGTTGACGAGGTTAATTGTGCTGATTTTATTAATGATGCTGAAAATTGTAAAGCAAACGAAGATAACACGATTGTAAAGGACAACCGAAACAAAGATTCACAACAAGCAGACTTTTTAGATAACACAAGATATTTTTTACACAGGAATTTTAGAGATATATTCAAAAATCAAGGTTAATATGTGTTTATGTGGAAAAACAGAATATAAAAGCAGAACTGAAGCGACAAAGGATAATAAATATATTGGTAAAAATAAAGGTATTTATCATTATTCTTATAAATGTCCATTATGTGGGAAGGTTCATTTAGCATCCAGGGGGAGAAAGAAATTAAAATGTTCAATTTATGGATAAAGTAATCACAATATCGCTAATTATAACAGCTATTCATGTATCAATGTTGGATGGTATGATATTCGAAAAGTTTCGAAACTTATTAGAAAAATACGTTCCAGAATGGCTTCAAAAACCGCTTTTTAGCTGTATTATTTGCATGGGTGGATTATGGACTGTAATTTTTTATCCAATTTTATATCATTGTATTGAAATAAACACTATCTTTGTTGCGTTACAAGTAATTGGATTAAACACAATTATATCAATTCTAATATCAAAACTATATGACTAAGCTATTTTATTACTTACTATTTCCACTTAGATTATGGAGAATAGCACAAATAAGAAAGGAATGCAATCAACGGCTTGAAAATGCTATTCGAAAGGCTGATTCAATGGCTTTTAGTAAGCCAAATACAGTGTATTATGTATGCAGAAATGCTTATGAATATTTTATCGGGACAAAATCACAAATGAGATCAACTCAAGAGGCATTCAAGAAGCATGGTATTAATTGGACTTGGGATAAACACATTGAATATAAAACAAAATGAAAGAGCTATTAATCTCTCTGGGCTACAAGTTGCATTCATCTTGTAGCTGTTCAGGAACTTATGCCGAAAGGTACAAGAAAGGCATTTACTTAGTTGAAATTAAACCAAATCGCAAAGTTTGGAGTTTAAAAATTAGTGGTGTGTTCACTACAAAAGGCACAGCCGAAAACTTACAAGAAAAACTACAAGAGTATGGGGTTATTTAAAAAATCAATTAAGCAGATATTCCCGAAATCTGATGTTATAATCGAAGAGGCGTTTAAAACAGGTAATAAAACATACTATCGTTTTGCCGATTTAAACAACTTGCCTTATAAGCGTGGTTTAATGGCTTTTGCTATTTATAACGAGCTTGATATGCGTTGTACACGTGAATATCTATTACTTCATGTAGATGCAATAGAAACTATCTTAAATCGACCCGAAATAAACGTATTTGACATTAAAAAACTTAATGATCAAATGAAACTGCGTTTATCTTTAGAAACGGATGTAGAGTTGATGTATAAACTCGCTTCGGTTGCTTACTTTGACAATAACGAAAATCCAGAAGATTATGATTCAAAATATAATGAAAAGAAAATAATCGAATGGAAGAAAAATGCAAGCGTTGAGGCTTTTTTTTTATCTCAGCCACTAAAGGAATTAATTCCTTACTTGAACAATGCCAACGAAAATTTAAACGCCTTTTCGGAGCTAAACACGGAGCTAAACAAAATACATTTGGACGCAATCCGTATTTTGAACTCCAAAAACAAATAGACAATTTCTCTAACTGGGAGGACATGGTGTGTGAAGGTAATAGACAGAATTTAATCGGACTGTCATTTTACGAATTTCTTTTACGATTAGACAAGGCGGTAGAACGCAATACTAAACAGCAAGAACGCAATAACAAAGCGAAATAATGGATAATATTGTAGTTAAGATAACCGCTGAATCGGATATGTCCGCAGCAACACAGGACTTTGACCAACTCAAACAGAAAGAGCAGGAAATCGTTCGGCAAATGGATGAAATTAAAAAGAAGTCTGCAGATTTTGCAGGTGCGCCAAAAGTAATTGCAGCACTTGACACTGAATATAAAAAGCTTGAAACAGACCTCAAAAAAACTAAGACATCAATGGATGCTTTTGCATCTAGTCAAAAGAATGTTAATGATACAGTCGCAAATGGGGCTGTTAAACACACCTCTTTAAGAACTCAAATTGCATCTTTACGTGAAGAACTTTCACGTATGGAAATGGCAGGACAAGACACGTCGAAAACTTACATTGATTTATCAATTCGTGCTGGTCAACTACAAGACCAAATGGGAGATACACGTCAAACAATTCAAATACTTTCATCCGATACAAGAGCCTTAGATACTGCAATGGGCTTAGGTCAAGGGCTTGGGGGTGCTTTTACTGCAGCAACTTCGGCAGCTGCTTTATTGGGCGGTGAAAATGAAGAACTTCAAAAAGCATTCTTTAAAGTTCAGGCTGTTATGGGTGTGCTAAATGGTGTTAATGAGGTTGCCTTAATGCTGAATAAAAATAGTGTTGTAATGGTAAACCTTAGAACCGCAGCCGAAAGCTCAAGTACGCTGGCTAAAATTAAGAACTTTGGTGCTACTCAATTACAAAATGGAGTAACTGCTATTCAAACAGGATTAGAGAGTAAGAATATAATAGTAAAAGGTGTTAGTACTGCAGCACAGTGGGCGTTAAATACTGCTGTTATGGCATTCCCTGGTATGGCAATAGTTGCAGCTATTGGGGCTGTTGTTGGGGCATTATATTACTTCACATCTGGGTCAGACAAAGCAAAGGATAAAACAGAAGATTTAGAAGGTTCGCAAAAAGATTTAAAAATAGCATTATCAGATACAAATGAAGAAATAGACAGGCAAGCAAAATTATTTGGAGCTTCGAGTGGTAGCAATGATATTGATATTATAAACTTTAAAATCGAAAAGTACAAAGAAAATATTAAAAATGCGAAAGAATCATTGGCGCAATTAGCTGCTCAAGGAAAAGCAGATAGACCAATTTCAAAACAGCTTAATGATTTGCTTTTTAGAGATGAACAGGCTTTATATCAACTAAAAGAGGATTTAAAAGTAGCTGAACTAATATCAAGTAGAGAGAAAAAAAACAAATCAATTCAAATAGAAAAAGAAAAACAAGCAGAGTTAAAAAAAATAGCTGAACAAAAATTTCAAGATGATAGAGCTTTTTATACAAAGGAAAATGAAAAAAGAATACAAGATGAAACAGACGCTGAAAAGAAACTTCAAACAGCTTTAAATTTTGCAAAAACACCTATTGCGAGGGAAGAAGAGAGTGAAGATGAAACGGCAAATGATAAGCGATTAAAAAAAGAAGTTGATGCTGTTAGAAAAGCAGAAGCCGAAAAGCAAGAAATTATAGCTGAATCAATTCGTGTAACTCAAGAGCTTGGTAATTTATTCTTTGATTCTAAACAAGAACGTTTATCGCAAGAAATGAGCGACCTTGACCAATTTTATACAACGGATGCAGAAGAGGCAAAAAACAACACAAAATTAAAATTGATTAGTGAAGAAGAACTTGCAAAAAAGAAACTTGAGATTAAGATTAAACAAGCTAAACTTGACAAAGAACAGGCTTTGTTTAATATTGCTATTGGTACAGCGGTTGCAATTGCTCAGGCATTACCAAACGTAGCACTTTCTATATTAGCTGGTATATTAGGAGCAGCGCAGGCAGCTGCTGTATTAGCGCAGCCATTGCCAAAATATGCAAAAGGTAAAAAAGCAGGTGGCAAAGGTCATTTTGCAACCGTTGGAGAGCTAGGTGCTGAAACTATGTGGATTCCAGATGGTGCAGCCGTATTGCCACATAACAGAGGTTTAAACTTCGATACTTTCAAAGATTTTGGCGTGCCTATGGACATCGATTCAAAATATATTCCAAACAATCAAATTGATTATGATAAACTTGGTCAATCTGTTGGAAAATACATTAAATTTCCTAAGCAAAAAACGGTTACTGTTAATGTTGACAAATCTGGAATAGCAGTAAATGAAGGTGGAAATCAAACAACTTTTCTAAATAAAAAATACGCTGGACAATGGAACTAAGATACAGTATAATTAACGGAGAGCCTACCCCTGCTGCTACCACCTTGCACCCTCGTTGGAATGCTAGTGGAAGT